ATTGTACATAAAAGTCACATTATTCCACAATAACACAACATCGTAACTGATTAGCACATTGATACAATTTTGCGGCATCATTTGACAGTGACACAATTTTTGTACTATGCTTTCCAACATGGCCACGGTCTTCANTAGTGACTTTTGTCAGACACAAATAACCAATATACAGGCGCAGATCGTTGCTTGGCAGGCGGCTTTGACCGCGTTGGCGGCTAATCCAAACAAGGCTTATTCTTTCGATACTGGCCAATCTAAGGAGACGGTTACAAAGTGGGATGCCCCTCGTATCAGGGAGTTGATCAACGGGCTAATCGGTGACCTACAAATGTGGAACGATTGCGTCAATAACACTACATCAGTAATCGGAAGGCCGGGTTTCTAATGTCAAACACGGGGCTTTTCAAATCGGAAATGATTGACGCGGCCCNATGGGATTCCTTCCCGGCACCCGAACCCAAGGCCGAAATTTCAGCGGCCCAGGACGTGAACACGGACCCAAATTTCTACACAGGTGAAAAGTATCCCGGTGGATTGTTACCCGTTACGGATATTCTGGATCTCGACTATTGGGAGATTCGTACCCGTTCGGAGCGTCTTTTCTATTCCAATACATATGCCCGGGGTATCATTAGGCGGTTTGTAACTAATGTCATTAATACGGGGCTTTCTTTGGAGTCCACCCCTGAAGAGTCCATTATCGGAGTTATTGAGGATTCCCTTTTGGAGTGGTCCGAAGAGGTTGAAAACCGTTTTTATTTATGGGGCAATACGCCCGTTGTTTGCGATCTGAAGGGACAGCGGGGACTTGGACAGCTACAACGGCAGATTTATATGGAGGCCCTTGTCGGCGGCGATTGCCTTGTAGTTTGCAGGCAGAACGCAAAGACAAAGCTTCCGACTATCCAAATCATTCAGGGGAACCGTATTGAAACCCCCGTTGATCAACTGTTCAATCCGAACGTAATCGACGGCGTTAAACTGGACAAGTCCGGGCGGCATGTTGGTTATTACGTGCGGAACGATCAAGCCACGTCTGAAACCGACGCATATGTGTTTATTCCGGCCCGGGGTGGCANTACAGGGCGTTTACAAGCTTGGTTGGTCTATGGAATAGACAAGCGCGAAGACGGCGTGAGAGGGGAGCCCCTGCTTTCTATAGCCATACAGCCGATCAGCGAAATTGACAAGCATCGGGACAGCGCACAAAGAAAAGCGTTCCTGAATGCAACCATTGTAGGGGCTGTAAAGCGTTCTGACAACGTGCGGTTGAAAACCAAGCCCGTTACAGGGGCGGCAACCAAAAGCGGCACCACAGCGCAACCTACCACGGCAAGCAACGCGGTCCCCACTGCAAGCATGATCCCCGGCGTATTCCTTGAGGGTATGCAACCGGGCGAAGAGATGAATTTCTACCAGAACAACGGAGTTGACGCCAATTTCGCTGCTTTTGAAACGGCTGTTTTGGTTGGCTTGGCATGGGCGCTCGAAATCCCCCCTGAAATTCTGATTTTATCATTCAATAAAAATTATTCGGCAAGTCAAGCGGCGATCAATGAGTGGAAAATATTCCTTAACAAAGAGCGCGAACGTTTTGGATCTGAGAATAACGATCACATTTATCAGGCGTGGTTTTTGTCCATGGTTTTGCTTTCCCGGATTGATGCGCCGGGATATTTGGAGGCCCTTGGGGATCCCATGAAGTGGGACATTGCGCGGGCATGGACTATCGCGGATTGGTCCGGGGCAATTAAACCAAGTACTGACATGCTGAAAGCAACAAATGCATACACAGCCCAATGTGACCAGGGGTTCAACACCCGCGAACGATCTACCCGAGAATTGACGGGTCAGAAATACAGCAAGGTAATCCGCCGGCTTGGTAAAGAAAATCAAATGTTGGCGGATACAATGCGTCCCCTTTTGGAACTTGAACGCGAATTCGGACAAGGGTCCATTGAGGCGATCTCCAAGGGTTCCACAATTTCAGCGGCGGGGGATGAGATTGTAACCCGTATTGATGAAGCAAAAGAGGCAGTTTAATGATTGGTAATTCAGAAGTATCATTTTCCCCTGATTTTCTAACCCGCGTTGGGTTCGGGAAAGTCCCAGGGTGGTCATTTATTGAAAAGTTTGGGGATAATCCAGATGTGGACACTGGCACGTACCCGGAGGATATTTGGAGTCAGGGCGGTGTGTACACATTCAGCACAACCGCTGATATTGATACCATAAGCAGCTCATCCGCCGCCGACACAATCATTATGTCAATACAGGGGCTTGACGAAAATTGGGATTTAGTGACCCAAACCGCCACATTGGACGGACAAAACAAGGTTACGCTTACAACCCCGCTGATTAGATGTTTCAGGGCATGGAATGCCGACGGCACGGCATTGGCGGGGGACGTTTATGTCTATGTGGACGGGGCTATCACGGGCGGCGTTCCGAATGTTGCAACCACTATCCGAGTTAAAATCCCGATCGGTTCTGAGCAGACAGAAATGTGTATATACACAATTCCGAACGGTTATACCGGGTACTTTTTAGGCGGTTATGTGGCGCTTTCCAGATCGCAAAGTTCCGGCACGGCCTCGATCACTTCCAGGCTTAGATTGCAAGATGGTATTTTCCGGGTACTAAGCCGGGTCGCTTTACAGGCGGGTGGTGCTAGTACTTGGGATTATAGATATCCAGTTCCGTTGGAAATCCCCGCGAAGTCTGATTTGCTTTTGAGAGTGGACGAAGTAAGCGCAAATAACATGGGCGTGTCAGGCGGTTTTACAGTTCTTTTAGTACAAGATACAGCGGACGATCCGACGCCTTCGTTACAGACGATTTCAGTCGGCGCATGGAAAAAAATTACACCATCCGGCGGTGTAGTCGGTGGGACAGTTTACGTCATGGACAGCGCAACAGAATTACGTTCATACGATCCGAAAAGTTGGCGGAACGCCACCAACAGACGGAGATTTATCCGAGGGGATTTCTCTGGATGAAACGCTTGACGGCGAAGACATTTCGCAGAATCAGCCAATTGATATTTACGTAGCAGTTACGGGAGCGGAATCCGGGACGATCCAAACTAGGTTTTAAGAAAGGCCCTTTGATATGTGGTTAATGCTCGAAAAGGAAATTGAAAACATTGAATCCATGCTTGCTAATTTTAAGGGCGTGGATATTTCCGCTTTCACAGACGAAACCAAGGGCGGCGGATTCAGGGGATTGACCATGAACGGCAAGATCGCAACGATTGCGATCACCGGGCCAATGTTACCACGGCGCAATCCAATGTTGGCTTTCGTCGGAAAAGAGCAGACCGGATATGATGAAATTGTAGGCAATATAGAGCAAGCAAAGAGCCAAGGGGCCGAAAAGATCGTCTTTGCCATGGATACACCCGGAGGCACCGTCAACGGGATGACGGAGGCAATGGAGGCTGTCAGCGGGGCTGGAGTACCGACTGAAACAGTTGTGACGGGAAGACTTGCGAGTGCCGGATACATTCTCGGCTCACAATCTGATGTTATCACCGCGTCCAACGAGTTGAATATGATTGGTTCCGTTGGCGTTGTTCAGGATTTCAGAATTGATGAAAACGTCGTCTCAATCACAAACCCGGAAAGCCCGAGGAAGAACCCGAGCGCGGCAACGGACGAAGGGAAAAAAGAAATCCAAGCCACCCTTTCAGACGTTTACGGGATTGTTGCTAAAAAGATAGCAGATGGGCGCGGGGTTTCAGTGGACACCATAAACGCCAATTACGGGCAGGGGTCACTTGTAACAGCAAAAACAGCACTTACCAAGGGCATGATTGATGCCATTGGATTCGATAAGACAACGGAAAAAAAGGCCGGGGCTTCGGCTAAAACAACCAAAACAGGAGTAAAAACCATGGACAGAACAAAATTGAAAGCGGAACACCCGGATTTGTTCGCGGCAATTAAGGCCGAAGGCGCAAAAGAGGAACGCGAAGCGAACCTTGAAACCGTCAAGGCGCATGTTGAATTGTTTGCGATAAGCGGCGATTCCAAGCGCGTAATGGCAGACATTCAGGAAATGAACGCTGTTACTCCCGCCGTGATGACCTATCACCTCGGGATGGGACAAAAGAAAAACAAAATAGAAGCACACCAGGAAGAGCAACCCCCCGAGGTTGACGGCGGTGATGGACAGGCCCTCCCGGGTGCGGAGTCCTTTGCTAAAGAACAGGAAGAGATCAACGCCATGATTCCCGGCGTAGAAGTGGAGTTTAACTAATGACTAACATTACCGAAACAGCAGTTGACAATGACACCGTTTTCCTTGGTAACAAGATCGAGACGGATGAAACTGTCACGGGTACGGTTTCCGGGACCGCCGGATCCATTACTGATTCCACATCATATCCAGTTGCGGATCAGGACACAAAAACCCTTTCATTTACGATTGACGGCGGAACCGCCCAACTCGTAACTTTCGACATTACTGTCACAACGGCCCTTTTGGTTGCACAACAGTTGAACGATCAACTCACCGGTTGTTCTGCGGGTGTAGTCAGCGGCAAGGTTGTTGTAACATCCGACACGGTGGGATCGCTTTCAAGCGTTGCGGTAACTGCAGGAACCTCAGCCCTCACATGGGCAACGGCGGTTGCAGGGACTGGATCCGGCGCGGCGGGCCTCACAATTACCAAGGGCACCCTTATGGCCCGCAATACGTCCACCGGGAAAATGGTTCCTTACGTATCCGGCGGATCGAACGGAACGGGAACCCCTACGGGCGTGATTGACACAACCAATGTTTTCGCCGCAACGGGTGACAAACAACTCAAGATCGGAAGGTCCGGGTCCGTTAACGCGGCCCTGCTTTTGGTCAACGGAACAGGGGCGGCGGCGTCTTCTTTGGAGATCGACAGCCTTGAAAAAAATAGCAGCATAGTGGCGATCAAAGTCGTCAACACAGGAAGGTAAAAAACGATGACCTCACCACAAAGAGACACCTACAAAATGCTTCGCCCCTTCGTAAAAGGGATTGAAGCCCCCATGTTTCTGAGCGGATTCTTTCAGGCCGACGGCGTGGACGCTTTCCATAATCAGAAAAAAATCCAGATCGACAAAGAGCAGGAAGCGGAACGCGTTGCGATCCCCGTTGATTCTGTTACGTCGAATTACAATTTCAACAACAGCAATGATCGCGATGAAATGGAAGTAACCCCCCCTGTCTACAAAGAGGGGGAAAAAGTTTCGACGGAAGATCTTTACGACCGGGCAACCGGAGTTGATCCCTACAAAAACAACGATTTCCAGCGCAACGGATCCCGCCTTGCTTTTAAAGCGGCTGTCCGACTCCGCAGGAAGGTCAGACGTGCTTTGGAGTTGCAGGCTTCCCAAATTCTGACCACGGGCGAACTGGACTTGATCGACGATTCAGGCGCTACCAAATACGCGCTTGATTACAACATGAGTTCAAGTCTTTTCCCCACCGCGTCGGTTGCATGGTCTACGGCGGCAACGGCGGTTCCCCTTGACGATATTGGCGGACTTTGCCAAGTGATCCGATTGGGTGGGAATGATGCCAAAATCGCCATTATGAGCGCTGAATCCTTCGAGGCCGCAATGGCCGTTACTGCTTTTGAAAAGCGTTTCACGGCTGTTAACGCCAATGTGGGAGCACTTCAGGACATGAGAAACCCCGGAACCCGTAATGGTAATTTCAGGGGCCGTCTCCAGGTTTACGATTGGACCTTGGATATTTACACCTACGGCGCGGTTTATGACGCGATCACCACCGGAACCGCCGGAACCAAGTACGTTACTGCAAAAAAATGTATCATCATGAGTGGCGGACGCCTTGATGCGACATTTGGCGGGATCCCTCGTTTTGGTAGTGACCAGCAAGCACTACGTTACCTTCCCGGTCGTATCTCTTCGCAGAACGGACGCATGGACATGACCTTCAATGCGTGGTTTGACAACCCGCGTGAGGTTCTTTCGATTGGTGTAGGAACCCGTGCACTTTTGATCCCAACTGACAAAACAGCCTTTGGTTGTCTTGACACAGACCTCGCTTAAAGGGGGGACAAATGAGTAAGAAATCAGACGACTCGAAAAAGAAAAAGGAAGCGAAAGCCAAAAAAGACGCTGAAAAAACAGCGGAAAAAGAAAAGGCAATCGCAGAATCCAAGGCAAAGCGCGAAAAGGAAGAGGCGGATCGCCTTGAAAAAGAGGAAGAGGCCAGATCCAAAAAACAAGCGGACGCGGTAATTGAACAGAAAGCCGGTAAAGCCGGAACGTTCGACCCAAAAAAACCTTGCACGGTTCGCCACGGGTGCGCGATTACTTGCCGCCGGGGTGTAGTTGGAGGCGGTAAAACCGTACTTACCAAAGACGTGATCGGCGGAAATGAAACCCTTAAAAAGCTTGTTGAAGTTAACGGGATTCTGGTTCAGGGTGCTTAATGATTGGATTGCGGCAACAGGCGCATGAAGATGCCCAAACGATAATGAAAGAGGTTGGCGGGGCGGTTTGGCCATGTACCATAACCGACCCCGCCGACACCACTAAATCGTTTTCTTGCCGAAGCACTGACATTCACGCCACAGTTGATCCGGACACCGGGACACTTATCACGGGCGCACGGGCAACAGTCGTTGTGCTGATTTCAGATCTCATTTTGTCAAGTTTCCAATCTATCAAAGGCGTTCAGGACGATGACCAGCACCCTTGGATTGTGGACGTTGACGACATAAACGGAGTTTCAGGCAAATTCAAAGTTGCGGAGACGTACCCTGACAACACTTTGGGTTTGATGGTTTGTCTATTGGAGGTTTACACAGTATGACCGCCACTATTCCATTGATTGATTCGCTTGACGGTTTTGAGATCGTTCGCAATAAAGTTGCGACCATTTTAGCGGCGGAACAAACTTTACAAGTTGCGGCGGCAACGGCGGCGGGGAAAACCAATCCGAGTTTATGGAAATTGCGCGTTTACTTGGAAAGATCCGACCCCTGGGAAATGTTCAAGCGAACGGTGACGGATTTTTCGCCCGTGGTCAATGTTTGGTATGACAATTCGAACACAGACTTAGGGGCATCCAATCTGAGATCGCGCCAACAAATGACAAGTCAAATCAATATTGACATTGTTGGCTATGCTGAGGCACAGGAAAACGACACCGGACACTTGCCGGCGGACAGGGAATCGGCTTTGACGGCCCAACGTGGGGCGCGATTGGTGCGCGGTATCATAATGCACGGCAAGTACAACTACTTGGACCTAGACGGCATCGTAGGGCGTCGTTATGTGTTGACGCGCACGTCGTTTCAACCGTCAAACAGCGACGGCCCGATTCAAAGGGCGGTTGGGGTGCGTTTGACATTGGCGGTTGACCATATCGAAACTATTGGGATTCAGGATTACGACGCAATCGAACAGATATATGTAACTCATAAATACGACCCCGACGGCATGATAATTGCCGAACAGGACATTGACACAACCGTCTGAAAAAAGGCGGATGGAAAGGATTTACTAATATGGCAGTATCAACAGCATTTAGTCCTTCGAGAGTTGCGCGGGGCGTAGCAATTGAGACTGAATTTAATGCAACCGTGCCAAGTTCAGCGGTTTACAGGCCGATCAAGATCGCCTTGGTTGGAGTTGGACAGGCAAGCGAATCATACGCATTTACGCCTTTTGACGTGACGAAACTTTCGGACGTTTCGGACGTTGTGGGATACAAAAACCCACTTTACCAAGCGGCTAAAATGCTTAAACCCCCAACGGCCCTAGGGATTGGCGATATTCCTTTGACCGTTTTCCCGGTGGAAGTTACGGCAAGCGGTGCACAATCGGTTGGATCCGTTGCACTGGTTGGAACGTTGGGAACCGGGTTGACTGAGGTACACACGATCAAAATGGGTAACCATGCGGCACAAGTAACGCTTGTTGGCGGGGAAGCTAACACGGATATGATCGCAAAATTCGTTGCGGCGGCGGCGGCGATCCCCGATTACCCAGCGGCGGTAACGGACGGAACAACCGTTGCAACTTGTACCATCGGATGGGAAGGCGCAACCGGGGACGAATGCGACATTACAATCGAATCCCCGTCTACAAGTGCGTTGACTTGGACAATCGTACAGCCAACGGGCGGCGCGGGAACCCTTGACGTAGATGATGCCCTAGCTCAATTTGGGAACGTTTGGTATTCTCACGTTATCAATTGCGATTCAGCGGACACAGCCACGTACAACAAGTATAGCGCATTCAATGAGCTGAGATGGGCGGCGGCTGTGTACAAGCCTTTCAAGTGCTATTCAGGCACCAATGAAACAAGCGTTGTTACGGCGGCGGCGATCACGGATGCGAGGAAATCAGACAGAACAAACAGTCTAAAACCGGCACCGGGTTCCCTTGACATGCCTTGGGAGATTGCGGCTCGACAGGTTCAGGCAATGGTTATCGTTGCGAACGTCAACGCCCCCACTGATTACGGTTCTGAAAAAGTCACCCTACTTGACGACGGAGGGGAAGAGAACCAATGGACCGAAGACGATGGGGAGTACCAATATGCAGTTTCCAGGGGCCTTTCGACAACCAAAATCAAATCCAACGTTTTGAGAATTGCGGATTCGATTATGATGTATCACCCGGATGGTGAGGATCCGCCGGCGTATCAGTACGATGTGGACATCGAAAAGCTTTGCGCGATGATTTACAACATTGATCTCATTTTCAATAATGACAGTGTTGACGGATCGCCATTGCCCCCCGATGCGGACGTGATCACGAACCCGAACGCACGGAAACCACGGACCTATAAAGCAGCATTATTCTCGCTCTATAAAACGATGTCTGAAGACGCTATTATTGCCGATCTGGACTATGCAAAAGAAAATACAGTTGTTGAAATCAGCGGATCCAACCCGAAACGGCTGGATGTTCTGGCAGTCTACAAACTTGCCGGAAATGCGAACGTGATTTCAATAACCCAACAATTCAGCTTCTACTTTGGGGGTGCAGCATGAACGCTATTGGAAGACCACTTGAAAGAGTGGAAATAAACGGGCGCGAATTCCAATGTGTTGGGGACGCCGCCGGGACAAGGGATTTGGGCGGATTTTCAAACGAGTATCAATCTAACGGAAACCCGGGAACGGGCCGAATGATTATGACCCCCAAGGGATGGAGTGTTCCGAGTCAAGGGCTTGAAATTGATGACGCCGCCGAGGACCAGGAATACATTCAAGCCCTTGCGGACAGCGGTGCAAAAAACGTTGATTTCGTATTCAATTACGGGCAAGGCGTTTCCTATCAGGCAACCGGCGGATTGGTTGATACTTTGGAATTTGACCCGATGACCGGAACAATGCCAACGGCCTTCGGGGGACCGGGCAAAATGACAAAACTGTAGTCAGTCAAGGGGCTTAATTTATGCCGCGTCGTTTAACATGCCCCGTTAAACTGGGTTCAATCCCGAGACGCGGCCTCGTATAAGGGGCAAGCTATGGACGAAAACAGTATCAAGATTGTGGAAAACAAAACGACCGTTACCGAAGAGATCGCGGAACAGGATTTTGAACGCATGTTAAAAGCGGCCCGCGTAAAGTGGGATTTGTATCGCCAGATCAGCGGAACCCGGGACGCGGACAACGACAAGGCGCTTATCATTTCTGAAATTATGGACGGCCGGATCTCCGTTAATGAATCCGGATTTCCAACGGTCCATACAGAAAGCGAGATCCAACCGGAAATTAAGATTTTCAGACGCTCTACAAGGGCCGACAAGCTGATGATCGACCGGTGCAAAGAAGGTCACAACGTACAGGCCCAGGACGCTGTTATGGGGGTTTTTCTGAAGGTTGCCCCAACGGTGCTACAGAAACTTGACGACGTTGACTACAGAAACGTGGAGGTGCTTTGGTCGCTTTTTCTGGGATACTGAGATCGAATCCCCTTTACTTGTCCGGTATGGGGAAAACACGAAAGCGGAACCGGACAGGAAAACAGGGGAGCGTATGCACACCCGTTGGAGAGTTTACCGCGAAATGTTGCGACACATAACCAGAATTTACCCCGGATTGCCAGATCCCCGGTCCATGGACTTGGAGGAAATCGAATTTTGGTATGACGGGATAAGAGCTGAAATAATGGATTCTACGAAACCGAAGTCAAATGCCTAGCACCACCGTATTAAAAATAAAAGCCGTATTTGGCGCAATTGATCGTTTTACTGGCCCGCTTGCCGGAATGCAAAGACGCATGGCGCGATTTAAACGGGTTGCGGGTGGGGTTGCCCGTGCTATGAAACGCGCAGGGCGGGCGGTGAGGGCTTTTGGAAGGTTGGCGGCTAGTGGCCTAAAGGTTGGACTTTTGGCGGCGGCGGGGGCGGTGACGGCCCTAGGGGTGTCTATTTTCAAAATGACAGAGAATATGGACACCCTAGCAAAGACTACCCGTGCCCTGAATTTCCCGATTGAGGAATTTCAGGAATTCAGATTTGCAGCGGAACAATCCGGGGTGTCAACCGAGGTTTTCAACAAATCCATAAAGAAGTTTTCCAAGGGGATAGGGGAGGCAAAAGCCGGGACCGGGACCATGGTTACCATTTTACGGAAATCGAACCCGGAACTCTTAAAGCAGTTGACAAGCACTGAGAACGTTGCGGACGCCTTTGACATTTACCTGAAGGCAATCCGGGACATTAAGAACCCAATGGACAAAGCGGCCCTTTCATCGGCGGCATTTGGTAGGGCCGGGGTTGACATGATTAACCTGGCTAATTTGAGTCAAAAGGACTTAGGTGCCTTACGTGCTCAGATGCGCGAAAACGGGGTTGTAACGCAGGAACAAGCGGAGCTTGCCGAAGAGTTTAACGACACCATGAACCGCGTCAAATTGACCGTGATGGGCGTATTCCGGGATGTGGTTGTTCCTTTGATACCCAAGCTAACAAAATGGGCGGAAAAGTTCAGAAAATGGGCGGTTGCAAACCGGGAATTGATAAAGACAAAAGTTACCGAATGGGCGATCAAGTTTAAAAATGCACTCGTAAAAGTTTGGACGTGGTTCAAACAAAACCAGCCTGCAATTGAGCAATTCATTTCCGATCTTGCCTCTTTTGCAAAAGGGGTTGCAAATTTCGTGCGCGGGTTATGGGATTTTAAAGATTCCCTTTTGTTAGTTGCGGCGGCGTTTGTTTCCATCAAGGTGGCAATGGCAGGAATGCAACTGGCGCAAACGGCGACAAATTTGACGGCCATGGGAGGGGCGGCGGCAAAAGCGGCTCCGGCGGTTGGGGGGCGTTTCTAAGGTACTCGGGAAGGGTGGACTTATTACGGCGGCGGCGGCGGCGGGGGTTGCGGTTGGATTGCTAATAAACAAACTTGTTGATAAATCAGAAAAGGCAGATAGGGCGGCAAGGAATAGCGCCGTCCAATTACAAAGGGGACTTGGGGGCGCAAGCCTTAAAGAATTACAGGGCCGTAAAGCAAGCCTTGAAAGGAAAAGGCAGAAAACAGACACATTGGGGGGATTTGCATCTGACGTGATCGCGTCCGGTGGGTTGACGGGATACCTTTTGGGACTGAATACAGAAAACAAAGATGCGTTAAAGGAAATAAGCGACGCTAACAAAGCCATAAACGCGGAAATAGCCCGCCGGGTTGGAGGGGTTGGACCGACCGCGCAGGCCGAAACACCCGCGCCCCTAGCTCCCCCTCAATCGTCAACAAGTAGCACAACGACAACGACAACGGAGCGGACGGAATTGACCATCAAAGACGAAACCGGGCGCACTGAGATTACCAAGGGCGGGACAAATGGAACGGTTAAACTAGTACCAACCGGGGCAATGGCTAACTAATGGGATTATTGGACAAATTAAAAGGGTTGCTATTTCCGACACCACAGGAACCCGGGGAATTGCCCCCGTGGATTGACCGACTTCAGGAAGCCAAATACACGAGTTTAAGCGGGATCGAGGTGCCGTTTGACTATATCGATCTGCAATCATTTTTTTCCAAAAAAACAGCGGTATTCCAGAACGTGAATGCCCCCGGCGCTTATATCCAAGATAACGGAACGGGCGGATTTCAATTCCCCATGGGTTGTGTATTTTCAGGCCCAAACCATGATACCGAGGCAAGCACCCTGTTAAAAGCACTTTTGGAAACCGGGGAGGGGACTTTAATTCATCCTATTTTCGGGTCCATTGTCGTAATCCCGGTAGGCAGGATCGAGCATGTTTCGGCCCTTGCGTCTGCGGCAAATATGACAACTATCATGGTTGAATTTTTTGAAACGACAGGATTGCAGCTCGGGGCGCTTCCCCCATTTGACAGCCTTTTAGACGATTTCAGCGCGGCGGCGGCGGCGGACTTTGCGGAAAAATTGAATGTTGATGACGTTGCGGATAGTGCTAATTTCGTGGAACGCTTTACGAGGCGAATCAACCAAATTTCAAACACTCTCACAAATATTTCAAGCGGGTTAACCGACGCAACGGAAAGTATGAAAGACGTTTCAGACAGTCTCACCAGGACAATGGACGTTTTGATCGGGCAACCGTTGGCACTCGCACGGCAGACTCAATTATTGATCGGGGAGCCTGCTAGATTAGCGGAAGCAACCCGGGCCCGGTTGGAGGCATATGGAAATCTTGCCCGTAATATTTTCGGGTTGAACACAGTGCCGACGGGGTATGATTTCAGTGCTGAAAACGGGTTCCACGGAGATTCCCTTATTGCATCCAGCTCCGTTGCAGGCGCGGCGGAATCTGCTTTCAATAATGACTTTTATACGGTGTCGGAATTTATTGCAGCGGCGGTTGAATTGAACGCCTTACTAGATGAGTTTTCCACATGGTCGGATAATGCTTATACGGCAATCGGGGATTTCAACACAGAAACACAGGACACCGGGGACGGTTGGATCCAGTTACAAGAATATGTTTCCTCGGTGGTTTCAACGCTCATTACAGGCGCGTTGACGGCTACCAACGAGGTCAAGATCACATTGGACCGGGAGCGCGGAACGCAAGAATTGTGCTATGAATTATACGGGACTTCAAAACCAGATCAATTAGATATTTTCGCAAGTTCAAACAATTTTGGCGGGGATGAATATTTTACGTTGCAGGAAGGGCGGGAGATTGTCTACTTCGTATAGCACAAATTCCGGTGACACCTTTTCGCTAATCGCACAGCAGACGGTTGGAACGGATACCTTTGCGGCCCAAATCAAAAGGGCCAACCCAGGAATAAGCGAACCGATCCCGGCGGGGACAACCATTTTAATCCCGTCAAATCGTGAGAACGCAAAGGGCTTTTTGGCGTCCGGGCTTGACGTGAAAGTGACGGCGGACAGGTTCGTTACAATGCCTAATTTCACGCTTTCCAAAAGGATTGACGCAATCAGGAAGGCAACGTTTACCGTTCCCAACGAAATACAGACGCGGGCTACGTTGCCCCCGTTGACGCCCCTTGATTGTAGTATCGGATATAACGGCTTGTCAGAAATGCAAGGCCGGATTGCCACCCCCAAAAATCGGGAGTCAGAAAGTTCAAAATCTTTGGTTGTAAACGCGTTTTCAGAATGCGCGAACCTTGAAAAATCGCCGCCTCCATTATCGGCTTTCCCGCTGGAATTCAAAGACCAGAATTTGGAACAGATCGCCGGGACCATTTGTAACATCATGGGGATTGACGTGTTTTTCGATTTTGATTCAGGCCCCCGGTTTAAGCGTGTCGATATTCAGCAAGGTGAAAAGGTATTAGGTTTTTTTGCCAAGCTTGCCGAACAACGCAATTTGATAATCACAGACGACGAATTCGGGAGCCTGTTATTTACACGCGGGGACGGGTCCGGCGCTCCCATTTTGCAAATTGATGACACGGGAAGGCCGGATGTAAAAGTAAACACGGTTTTCAATGACGATAAATACTATTCCAGCGTGACGGGAATTTTGCCGACTAAGACGAAAAAACCGGGCAAGCAATTCACGATTGACAATCCATATTACACCGGAATTGTACGGCCTTATACTTTCAAGGCGGACAACATCGATCAAGGCGAACTTGAGACGGCGGTTAGGAGCACGGCGTCAAGAATGTTTGCGGGGATTTTTGGCGCGTCGATAACGGTTCCATTTTGGACCGATGACAACGGCGATATTTTGAAAACAAACAGTGTCATCCGGTTGCGATCCCCGTCCAATTATCTGAACAATTGGGGCGAATATTTGATCGCCGGGGTTACGTTGTCAAATACCGAGGGTTCAGAGACGGCAACGATTGACGCCGTTTTACCGTCCGCATACAGTGGAAAAATCCCGGAAAGTTTGCCATGGGCGAACTAGGCAAAATAAAGGAATTGACCCTTTCAGGCGGTGAAATAACCTGTGTTGTTGACATTGCCAACGGCGGGGAAAAGACGGCAACTATTTACGGGCTTGCCGGGGTGGATACATATCCACTCCCTGGGGATGAAGTAAAGATCGATTACAACGGCGGGCAATGGGTTGTTTCAGCGGTATTCAGGGACGCGGGCGCGGGCGCGGGGGAAACCATCATATACAGCCGGAATAGCGATGGGAACGTGGTTTCAAGCGTCCATTGCAAGGCGGACGGTTCAATAAGGGCGGAAAATGATAACGGGTTTTTTGAGTTGAAAAGCAACGGACAATTTAACGCGAACGATAATTTCACGGTGGATTAATGACTTTAAAAAACGTTGCAAATGAAGATATGGAAGTAAAATTCACGAATACGGCGGGGCCGACTGACCTGAAATACGGTGGGGACTTAGGGATCGATACTGTAGAAATAGTTCCGACGCTTTCCCCAAATTGTAAAGCAAAGGGAAAAAAGGTCGCCACCAAGGGGGTTACAATAACTTGGACGGCGGCGGGTTGCGCCTTTACATCCGTGTCACATACTTTTGTTTCAGGAGTTGGGGCCATTACACCACAAGCAACCAAAACGAAAGCAGACGGGGAATTACCACTACGCAAGGGGGATGAAGACACGGGCGGGTGTAAGGGCGGTTGGACGTTGACGGCCTTTCCATTTACCGCCGTACCATGTGTATGTGATACAAAAGTATCAAGCCCCGGTCAGACAAAGGACAAGGCCCAATGACCACAATGAACAGAAACCAGGCAGGGGACGTTTTACTATTTCAAGGGCCGGATGACGGTGACATTTTTGTACAGGACGGGATAACGGAAATGACCCAAGGATTTGAGTCAATGCTGTACATAATTCTGGTAGGGTCCAATGAAGACGATGACGGATCGCAATCCACTGAACATCTCCAATGGTTGGGGAATGAAGACGAACCGCCGGAAAACCAAATTAGGGGCAAATTTCACAAACGCTTGAACGGGTCACCAATAACAAGCGGAACCCTGAAGGATTTACAGGCGGACGCGGTGGACGATATAACAGCGGGATTCGGAGATATGATTGAGGGCGTAGATCTCACCGTTCAGGCAACCTCCAATAAATCAGTTTCAGTATCGGGAAAAATATATTTTACAAATGGCGTTGTGGAAACGTTCGGATTGGAGCTATTCAAACAATGACAACACCACGGAAAACGGCGGCGGAAATTAGTGCAATAGTAATCGCGCAACTTGAGGCAAGTTTTAACCAGGCGATCCAACTTTTGCCTAAGGCGTTCAACCGGGTACTTGCTAAAATTTGCGGGCTTGTATTTGTCGGATTGTTTCAGTTCGCGGGTTTCATTGCCTTACAAATGTTCGTCAAATATGCAAGCGACAAGGATTTTACAGTGGGCGGAATAACCCTTAATCCATTGCAGATGTGGGGCGATTTGGTAGGAATTACGAGGGGGACAGGGGCGCGATCTGAGGGGACAACTACAGTGACGGTGCTTTCCCAGGTGGGATCCCTTGCGAGTGGATCACAGCTTATTGACACGGACACTGAAGAGACTTATATCACGGTTGGGTCAACCCTTTTGAACGCGGCCACGGTGACCCCTACAGTGCGAGCAACAAGCTATTCAGCGGCGGCAAATCTGTATGTGGGTCAAAACCTTTCGTTTGTTAACGCACCCCCCGAGGTGGAAAAGGAAACGACGGTCGCAACTGTTACGGTGGAAGGTGCGGACCCGGAAAGCACTGAAGACTTCCGGGATAAGATCCTGCAATTCTTTGCGGCGCGTCCCCAGGGTGGGGCCTATGCGGATTATTGGGAATGGGGATCCGAGGTTGATGGGGTGGCAAATATTTACCCATATTCGGGAGGCACCCCTGCAATTCCTACAAGCGGAGCGGGACAAGTAGACATTTATGTCAAATCAGACACCGGAGACGGCACTGCAAGCGCCCCATTGCTTGCCTCGGTACTTGCCAACATAGAGCAAACGGCGGTCACTGGATTGGCAGACAGGCGGCCTGTAAACGCATTCGTAAATGTTGCATCAATCTATAACGAATCAATCGACGTAACCGTATCGGGGTTAAATCCAGACGTATTGGCAACTCGCACGGATATTGAGACGGCCCTTGAAAACTACTTTTTGGACAGGGAGAATTTCATCACGGGTTTAACGGTATTTCCCAGAAAAGACAATGTAACGGCAACCGAGGCGGGTGGTATCGCCGGGAGGGTAGCGGCGGCAAACGGGGCTACTATTTCAAGCGTTGCCCTAAACGGTTGGACGGGTAACTTTAGTGTCCATACGCTTTCCGAGGGCGAACAGGCGAGGATCGGGACTGTAACATGGAGTTGAATTTCTGGACTAGGTTTATCGCTTTCCTTTTGCCCAAATCGCGGGCCTTCTGGATAACCGTCAATAAACCGTTGCGGCAACTTTTCGAGGGCGTTGCAATAGTCGCAAAGACGATTCACGATCACTTGACTGATATTTTTCTGGATATATGGCCAACGTCCACAACTAAACTATTGCAGTGGTCACAACAGATGGGTTTCGCACAGGAACAAACCATAACGACCATTGAGGCGGCGTGGGCGGACGGTGGCGGGCAATCCCCTAGCTCATTACAGGAACGCCTTCAGGCGGCTGGATTTGACGTTTATGTACATGAGTGGTGGGAAGTCCCGGCGGCAAGCCCCCCGGTAAAAAGGAACCCAATTACGCTCATAAATGCCGGAAATGAAGTACTCGTAAATGACGTTACTGTTGCAAGCCCAAAATATGTAAATCAGTTTCAGTCGGTTGCGGCGGGGAATACTCAATTCCAGGGGGACAACGATGTAAGATTTGGGGACATAAACGGCCTTCTTTATCTTCAAAAGAATTATGCAACCCCATCGATCACGGATGAATATGTGCATTATTGGTATGTAGGGGATTCCACTTTCCCGGATAAAGCGGACGTTGCAGACACAAAATATGATGAATTGAAGCGGTTGATCTACAAATACAAACCGACGCATACAAGGGTTGTCACTTTGGTTAATTTGGTTCCCGAGGTTTGGCAGAATACAGTGGGTGGATCGCCCGTTTACCAAAATACGGTTGGAGGATCGCCCGTTGTCCAAAACGTGGTAGCATAGGAGTTTTTTAAAATGGCAGATTTATACCCGGAAATTTTAGAAATTGAAGACGAGGCGGCGGATATTGGAACCGGACAACGGTGCATTGAAGACGTTGCGGACGCGGACATTGGGGTAAAGTTGGCGGGGTACAAAGACCATGACGGGGTGGCGCGAAAAATGCTTGTTAAAGATCAACCGTTGAAAAACAGCAAGATCACGATTTCAGGATCCAATACAAATACCATTGCCGGATCTTCTTTTGGTGCCTCGGCAACGACGGGAGATGCATTTCTCACGTCCGAGGGCGCGGATTGTTATCAGAGGGATCAATATACGGCGGCGGGGGCTACCCCAAATGTTTTACTTTCAGATGGGGACCAGGAATACAACACAACTAATAAAACACACCTTGGATCGCTAAATGAAGCTTTTGCAGCAACCCAAGATGTAGACAATTTGCAAGGTGAAGACATAGAAGACCGGGCGATTGATGTAAACGCATTAGGGCCGCAATTGTTTTCTAATTCGTTTTTTGGGGCCGATACCGACTGGACAAAGGGGACAGGGTGGACAATCGGATCCGGCGTTGCAACCAAGGCGGCTGGCAGTGCAGGCAATTTGACGGAGGGTTCCATAGGTGTTGACGCGGGTGCAACATACGAAGTTATTTTTGAGGTCACCTCAATTTCAGCAAGCACTTTCACTCCGTTGGTTGGTTCAACAAGCGGAACGGCTAGGAGCGCTGCAGGATGGTACAGGGAAGAGATTGTTGCAGCAGGTTCGGATATTGCAGGGATTCAAGCAACGTCAACAACGGCGGGATCTATTGACAACATAACAATCCGCAAAGTCAGAGACGTAAAGAATAACCACGTCAAGCCGGATTTTCTAGTGGTTGCAGAATTTGTTTACTTATTCTGAGGATGCGAGCAACGGTGACTGGGCAAGGACTAACTTGACAGATATTGTTGCGTCTGGACAGCTTTCCCCTACGTCGTAGACAGAGATACCGGGTTACAAATTGAATACATGGGGTTGATTGCCACTGCTTCCAGCTCACAGCACCGGGTAACACAAACAAAAACGCTCACGGCAAAAAGATGGACTATAGGCGTTTATGCAAAAGAGGGTATAGAAGATTGGTGTGTTATAGTGGAAGGAGTGGGCGGAACGCTAGCCTATTTTGATGTTAATGCCGGAACAGTTGGAACAGTTACATCAGGTAACTTGGCATCATTAATTAAATTTCCGGGACAAGGCGCACTGATATTAATGGAATTTGACGGAACCGCCGCTCCTACACAACTAAAGTTACAGGCGGCAGATAGTAATGGAGGGGCGGTCTTTGCTGGTGACGCTGTAAACCAATCTATTTTATTTTGCGGAATGTTTGTACGGGAAGGCACCATCGCCGACAATTTCCCCTACGCCAAAACCACAACGGCGGCGGAAACCGGAAAACATGAATACAGACACGAAGCCGAAACGGTTCAGGAATACCGGGCAAGGTTGGGGCTTAAAGAGAGAACCGATTCTCAGGGGTTGCCAACGGGCATTTGGGAAACGCCACAAGTCGAAACTGAATATATCGAACCGGATATGTGGCGCGGTAGGCAAGTTTACTATATGGCATTTGCGGATGTCATTACGGTTGGAGGGGCACAAACATTACTTTCCACTTCCGATTGGACACGCATCCGCAAAATGGAAGGTTCGATTGTTGACGATTCATCCGCTGGAAATTCGGCAGTCACTCAATACGGCACAAGTAATCAATTCGGAAGCGCATGGGTGCAAGCTTCAAACGGGCAAGTACAAGTATTATTGGGAGGATCGTTCGATGATGTAAACGATTCATATGACCTAGAATTCTACTATATCAAAGATTAAAGGAGCAAAGCAAAATGATTATAGAAACCTTCAATTTGAAAAATTCAGCATATCGTAACTACAGGAACGAACTTGCCGGGATGTTAAAAAACCGGGACGTTATGCCAGCAAAGGAATGTATAGGAAGGGACTTTGAAATTCTTGACGCGGTTGTAAGTGCTTTTGAAGCCCAATACATTCTTGATGCAGAGGGGCAGGTCACAAACAAGGCAGAAATCGACAGCACAAAACAAGAGGTTTCAGTTTTGAGAATTAGCAAAAGGGAAGTTCCGATTAAGTGGACGGCTCAGGAAACCTTGAACGCAAAGTTTTTAATCCATGATTGGAACGAAAACCCGGAACCCGTTGCACCGTAATAACTGAAAATCCTGGGGGGGGGAAGTTGAACGCAATGAATGAAAAATCGACTAGTGAGCGCATTTTTGAAAAGCTTGATCTATTGGGTAAAGACGTTTCTACGGCAAACAGAAAACTTGATGTTGTTCAGGAACAAATGAAACACAAACCGGATAAAGTTGAAATGATTGAATATGTAGATCAAAAAATGAAACTACACAAAGAAGACTGTTCACCACAAGGCGAACCCTCCCAAGTTGTGGACATGACCCAATACAGGCAAAGCGATAGGACAACGACAAGCGATGCGATTAGAATCAGTATAAAAGGACTTCCCCCAATAGCCAGGTATTTAATTTATTTACTTTTGGCAGGCGGGCTTTTTACGGGTGGGCATTTTGCCCCTAGCGTTTTGGGTGGACATAACGAAAAGCCAATCGCAACGGATAAGGAGTAGAATACAATGGCAATTAAACCAGATGCGAGTTACCCCGGGCGAATAGTTGCGGCGGACGCAAATTACCCGTATGGTTCGGGACAAAATGAAACCGTTACGGGGGCCGAAGATGGAACGCCCGTTGAAGTGGCTTGGATAAATGACCTTTGGGGCTTGCTTCAGGGCCTTTTGTGGCAGGAAGGGATAACCCCTTCAGGATCGGCGGACACGGCCCTATTGAGCCAATATTTGGAAGTGATTAATCGTATCGCGGCCATGGGGGACTATTACGACACGTTCGGGACAGTTGACGCGATTGTACTAAACCCCCGTGAAACTAATGGGAAGATACCCGGCACAGAAACAACGGGGGTCCGTGTACGATTTAAGTCGGGCGGGGTGAACACAATACCGGGGGCAACCTTGACGCTTTCAGACAGTGTAACAACGATTGGCCCCTATCCAATGTCATTAACCCAAGTTGCAAACGGCGGAACGCCTACAATTCCGGCGGGGATGTTAGGCGCGGATATGATGGTCACCGCAATTTTAGATCAAACGCCGGACACATTAACCACATATTGGCGCATTGTTGGGGGTCCGGCCAGGATTATCAGCGGGGACAATTCATCCGCCTTTTTGCCTTCCAGTGTTTCATCTTTAGAGGAGGGTGGAACGGTATTCACGGACCTTTCCACGAGCCTGAAAGGGAGGGGCATGGACTATACGGGCGGTCCCGGGGACGTAACACCGCAACGGATAAGATGTTCAATCTTTGACGCATCAACCCCCTGGGGTTCGTTTACTTGGGTAAACACAGCGGCCCCCGTTTATTCGAATGCCAACGATTTGGTCTTGACCGGGATCCCATGGTCGGCAACCAAGCGGGAGTTTTCTTCATTTATGAGATTTTCGGCGGCGTCTTCAAAATATTGCTGTCCGGTTTCGCTTAAATTAAAAGACAACGGATCTGGGGTTGCTACGGTTGATGAAGCCTATGCAACATGCGCGGTTGACCCGTCCACCGGGAGCGATCACGAATTAGTGATTTATTTCGATGCAAATGGCGTCGATTAGTCACTTTCTGAAAACCTTCCCCTCGCTTCATCGTATAATCTAATCCGTCGCTTTATTAGTCTTTGAGTGCGTTCAGATTTGCTTACACACCGTCCGCTTGCATACATGGTAAGGGTTTGTCTTCGCATACTGTTTATTATATTCCCGTTGGCAATCTTTACAGTTGTAGCTTAATCCAAATTTTCCGTTTGCACACTTATAAAAGCGATCGAAAGGCAAATCAAGATCACAGGATCCACAATGTTTTATATTTTCCACTTATGCCCCTTTGTGGTTAATGGCTAATTAGCCCCGGGGACCCTCCAAAACTGATTCCGAAATCCCGTTCGGATGAATTTCCAACCCGCTTTTATCGCCCGGTGACGGTCCTTTATTGATCCATAGTGCATTGCTTTAGGGGTTGGGTCATCAATTTTTCCCTGTAAAAAGACAACAGCCAGGGCCATAGTACCCCTACAATCATCCTTGTATCGCTCCCATTTTAGGGCATCGGGCCATTTTTCTGGTTCATCGCAATCTCTGTAAAGATGTAATAACCAGGGGTTGTGTTTCCCCTTTTGCCATTTTGTGGCGGCGCTGTATTTCCTGGTTACCTCGTACAGACTTAATCCTGATGGTTTCATTCTTTTTTTGTATATATGCCATATTGCTGCGCACTCCCCGGTTTTGTGTCCATCCCACATAGCCTCGCCAATACATGACCGGGCAAGCCATAGGACAACGTCTTCAGATTTTTCTGCCCTCGTATTTTCAGAATTTAGAAACAGGATCAAAATTATCAGGAAGGTCAATAAAATCCCAATTACAATCCTGTCCCCGCGTTTAATTCGTTTGTAGTCGTATGGTTCAATCATGGTTCCCTTTCAAGTATGTTTCCATCCGTTCCCCCGTCCAAAATCTTTGCTTGCCGTCCGGGGTTATTAATCCGTGTTTTCGCATCCATTTTTCCATTTTCGCCCTATCTTTACTATTCAGATATTCTGAATCGTCCCCGGTTTTCGCCCGGTCTATTGATGCAGGCATTGTACACCGGATAAGCGGTTGATCGCAAACGTCCGACATTCTGCCCGGCGAATTATCATCAAGCAGGTCTAAACCAATAAACCAACAATCCGAACATTCGGGTCCGTTGGGGGTCATAGTCATACCTTCCCCGCCGATCAAATCCCGGATGGTTGGAGGCCCACCGCATTTGTGGCATGTTTCTCGCATAACATCATGTGGACGTTGACCTCCGCTCATAACGTCAACCCCCCGTAAAATTCACAAACCGCCTTTAATCGTTCCCAATCGCAAACACATATTTCAGAATCACAACCATATTCCAAATAACAATTGGTCACTCTCCATTCGATTAGTTCGCATTCTGTATCAATCCCAGTATCCGTGTCCGTATCGGCCCAGGTGTCGGAATCTGTATCACTGTCATAGTGTGAATTATTTTCACACCCAAGGGACATAAGCAGAAAGGCCCCTAGAATGGCCCGTATTGCGTTTACAATCGGCCTCATGTACCTATCAGGAATACGCGATAAAACGCGGACAGGGGTCAACCTCGCAAGGATTTGAGGTGTTTTCATGCTTCCCATGGGTCCACCGTGCCGAAAACTTCGTGATTTAGCAATATTTTCCCCTTTTCGAGTTTCAATAGCCAATGTTCCCGGCCCTCAATAATCACTCGCATAGTTGTTAAAACTTCCACTATCAGCGGATTGATAGGGCATTCAAAAGTAATTTTCCCATAGTCCCCGGCCTTGTGAGCGTAGAAAAAAAGGTCAACCAGGTGACGCAAAAGGGAATATTCGCCCCTGGCGGCAAAAGTATTCCATGCCTCAAGTGCTATACTTTCTGTTTTCCAAGGGATTGAAACACGGGGCGCATGTTGCCACCAATACCCGGGGCATGGATCCGGTTGCAGGCTGTCCAGCATTTCCGCATATTCTCGGTTAAACCCCTCTACATATTGCGTACATAGTTCATTTTTGAAATTAATAACTCTGTTCGTTTTGCTCATATCGATCTCCTATCGCCATATGTGGCAAGTCAATGTATTTTTCTTTTTTTCCGGTTTCCCCATGGGTAGCTTTTTCAATTAGGACATAGAGCTGGTTTGGATCTGAATTAACCGGGTCATGGTATGCAGGGCGGAATAGTAGCCAAATATTTCGGGATATTTCCTCGATTTTGCCAGAATCCCGCAGGTTGGACATTTTGGGCATTTGCGGGGCGTTCTGCTTGGCTCCCTTTTCGGTTTCCCGGTTTAACTGATGGGCAAGCAATATAGGCACGTCGAGATCACGGGCTATTGCGGAAATCCCTTTCATGTTCCGGGTGGCGCTTGCATATGCCTTTTCTTCATCTGTTAGTTGTCCCAAGTGGTCAATCACAATAACGCTCAATTCCCCCCGTGCTTTCAATAGCATAGCAGTACGGCGGATTGAATTTACAGACTGTCGGGAGCCGTCATCTATGTGGAATTTCCAACCGTTGGATTGGTTTTTGAAACCTTCCACAAGTTTAAATTCGTCAAATGTCAGTTCCTGATTTTCTGTAAATTTCTTATATGGAATTCCGGTAAAGCGGGAAATCATGCGGAGTTGACAATAATACGATGTGTCTTCGAGCGAGGCAAAAAAGACCCCCTCACCTGATTTTGATAGGTTGGCGGCGATATTCAGCAAAAGACAGCTTTTACCGGACCCCGGACGCCCGGCAACTACTGTTACCAATCCCGAGGGCATAACCAAATCTTTCAACCCGGTAGGCATCAGGGCCCGGTTTTTTTTGGGCTCTGAAATCCTTTTGATGGTCATTGGCAGGGCGTCTTTAAGGCTATAAAGGGTCTTTTCTCGCTTTGCCCGGGCCGTCTCGTTCATTATTTCCATAGCCTTGTCAATGGCCACATTGCCGTTTCTTTCGTATTCGGCAACCTCAAGGATACGATGCCCCCCGTCTGCTATACGGCGGCGCATGGCGTCAAACTGGACCCTTTCACAGATATTCCCATAGGCCCCGCCCGGGTTGGATGCGGACACCTGATCCATGATGCCTACTATCCAAGGGCGATCTATTTCCATTTCAACGGCGTTCCGGTTTATTTCCTTGCCGTCAATTTTCAGGTTTAAAACGGTGTTGAATATTTGCCCTAGATGGACATTTGAAAAATCAGATGGTGAGAGTTCTGGCCAGTGGTCAACCATACGGGGTTGCCTCAATATTCCATAAATAAGTTGAAATTCTGGTTTCGAGTTGTTCATAGGTCCGGGATTGCCTCCAACTCTTTTTTCCATTGTGGGGTATTTGAGTCTTCAATATCACTTTCCCAATGACCCCCGTTTAACCAAGTGCTCAAATGATATTCAAACCCGCTCTTTTCCCAATATGCCTTATGGCTTTTCAGTATCTTTATCAGTGTATCTAAATCGGGTAGGTCGTCCTTTTTTGCCTTTTCATAAGCTTTCAGGGCTTCTTTCTTGCCACCCTTCCTATGGATTGCCCAAAGCTTCTCGAAATTTTCCGGGTAAACTGTCTTCTTCTTATCTTTATTATCTTTCTTTTCTTTCTTGTCTGTATCCCCCGTGCGTTTCCCGTGCGTTTCCCGTGCGTTTCCTTTCTGTTCCATCTCTGTTCCGTTTCCGTTTCCGCCGTCCTGATATTTGCAATAATTCAGCACCTTTTAACCGTGTCGTAACCGTTTCCGATTGCGTTTTCGATCATGTTCTCTTTTTTCAGCATTGCAAAAGAAAGTATGAACTTTTTTCTTACTCCAGCCCCCAAAAAGTGTCCCCCATGTTTCAAGGCTTTTCAGGGATTCACCCCTTTCATAGTGAAATAATTTTCTTTTAATAAGGATTTTGCCAGGGGAATAGTTGACCTCTAAAAGCAGGACAATCCAGGCCCTTAAATATTCGGGGTCCTGAAAAATCCAGTGGTTTTTCATCCCGCGCTCGATCTTTATCCACCCGGGCATTTATTCCCCCTGTTCAACGCGGCAAGATTCAATCCATGCGTCCAAATCTTTTTGGCAGTAGGAAACCTTTCCCCCCATTTTCACATAAGCAGGGCCATTTTTGGCATTAGACCACCGATAAGAGTTCAGTGTATGCTTACTGATTCCCAAGTAATCGGCGGCGTCTTCAATAGATAACAAGTCGTTTTTTTGCATATTTTACCTCCAGTTTGGGTTTATGCCAGAATATGTGAATATATGCAAGGAAAAAGTTTATTTTGCAAAAAGTATGTTTTTTTATTGACCATCCCCCAAATAAGGCGTATTCAATTGATACTGGCAATCACGCTGGGGTCAAACGCGATAAACGCGGGAGGTTTTCAAAATGAACAAATCAGAAATAATTCAAGCAATCACTGAGCAGTCAAAAAAAGCGGGCGTTCCGTTTTTCGAAATGTTCGCCCGGGTGCAGGCGGCGGCGGCAAAAACAGAACATTGGGAAGTGTTGGATCAACTTTGCACGATCAAGGCGGATATGGTGGGGCTGTCATGACGCAAGCAACCATCAAAATAGAAGACGTGCTGAACTATGATTACGGTTTTACGTCTCACTTCATTTCAGACGGTCCCCGGGTCCGGTTGTGTTCGCAATCTCCCAAGTTTAAGGGGATCGCTCTACTTTGGAGGTGACAAAATGAATTTAACACCATTACGCAAAATTGCCCGCAAAAACAGCGTTTCATTTCGCCGCGTTCTTTTAATGTATTTGGAGTCAAAAAGATGAAAATAAATAAATACGGAAAATCAAAAAACTGGAGAGAAATTAAATCAAGACTGATTCAAGCCGGCGCAACATTCAAAAGGGGGAAATGGTCATGTGATGGAGATCTGAACTTGGGGCGTCTTGGGCTTGAATCACCGCCACCAATAAAACATGTTGGTGGCTCTCTCTACCTGCGTAACGTCAAGGAGATACCCAAGGGCTTCAACCCAACTGTTGGTGGCTCTCTCGACCTGCGTAACGTCAAGGAGATACCCAAGGGCTTCAACCCAACTGTTGGTGGCTATCTCGACCTGCGTAACGTCAAGGAGATACCCAAGGGCTTCAACCCAACTGTTGGTGACTCTCTCTACCTGAGTAACGTCAAGGAGATACCCAAGGGCTTCAACCCAACTGTTGGTGACTATCTCGACCTGNGTAACGTCAAGGAGATACCCAAGGGCTTCAACCCAACTGTTGGTGNCTNTCTCTACCTGNGTGGCAAATCAAAAATATATTGGTTCTAATGTCAATATTCAGAACTCTTATTTTATGCAGTGGGAAAATGGCAAATATGCCCTTGTAGACGGCATATTCGGTGAAGTGGTCAGGAAACGCGGAAATATCATCAAAATGCGTAAAATCGCAGGTAAAGAATTCTATGTGGTTACTGACGGAAACGGCAAATATTCGCACGGTGACACACTGAAGGAAGCAAGGGAAGACCTCATATTCAAAATTGACAACCGGCGCAAATCAGATTTTGAACACCTCACAATCGGCAGCGTTATGTCATACGCGGATGCGGTGGTGTGTTATCGGGTAATTACCGGGGCATGCTCTTTTGGAGTAAAGGATTTTGTTAAAACAGTTTTGGGCGGCAAACCCAAATCAAAATACAAAGTTAGCGAAATAATAGAGGTAACCGCAGGGCATTATGGGGCCGATACTTTCAAGGCGTTTTTTGACGGGATGCAACGATGACCATTTCACAATACTTGGAATTTATCAGGAAAATCGACGCAATAAAAGATCCAGCATTGCATATGTTGGAAATGACAAATTTGTATATGTATTTACTGACAAGAAAGGTTGAAAGATGAGCAAAGAACAACCAAAAGCACTGAAGGCAATCCCGTTCCCATTACCGGGACACGGGGGCGAATTTTACGGGGCCTATATGACAATCGGGAAGGGCGGGATCGCAAAGAAAAAGGGTGAAGGGCCGACGATAAAAGAGGGAATCCAGAACCGCAAAGCAGTCAAAGAATTTTGTGCGGTTATGCGGGCAAATAAAATACCCTTTGAAAACATTACCAAAGGATCCCCGGTTGATTTTTCCATTAAATCTCTTGTGAAATTCTTCAGGCTTGCAATTTCGGCCATGCGGAAAAAGAACCGGGAACCCGTGATTATAGATTTTCACATGAACGGCATGGGGAACGGGAAAAAATGGCATAGCGCAAACGGGCTTGCGGTATGGTGCGATAAACGATCGAAAAGGCTTGCCGAACTGGTACATGCTGAATTGTGGAAAACCGGACATTGGACAAAGGATCGCGGGGTCAAAGTTTCGGGATGGTTCCGGGGCAAGCTGAACAGAAAGATCGGGATTCTCCTGGGGACCGATTGCCAGTCGATTTTAATTGAACCGGGATTTTTCACGAACGAAAAGGATTCGTTGGCAACGGAAAGCCCGGATTATGATTTGGATAACTCCCACGCCATAATCACGGGGTTCAATAAGTGGAAGGCGGAAAGGGGGCTGGTTTGAACGGGGAAATATTCTTGATGTCAGATGGAATGATTGTCAAAACCCACCGGGCAAAAAACGGGTGGCTCGGTAGGACAAATCCTGCCTCATGTAAGATTTATACTCTGTATGTCACCCGGCGCGGATCCTACTATTTGGTGCATCGTTGGAAATCAGGATTGAAAAAGAATTTTGCCAGATGGATGGATAGGGCGGACGCGGCCCAATGGCTACTTGATAACGGATTTGAATTGCCAGAAGACTTGAACGGATTGGGGGTTGAATAATGAGCCGACAAAAATGGTTAAAGGAGCGAAAGACGTGTATCGGGGCGAGTGACGTTGCTGCGATCCTCGGGGCGTCTCCATACATGGGAACCCTTGACGTTTATTACGATAAAACATCCGACGAAATAAGCGAGTCAGATAATAAGTACATGAAATTCGGGCGCGAAGTAGAAGGGGCGATTGCCAATCTTTACGCTGCGGAAACGATGCGACCCGTGGATGATTTGGGCGCAACCACTATTCAACGTCATGCCCTTTACCCCTTCATTGGTGCGACATTGGACCGTACGACGGCGGAAGAGTGGGGTGAACCAATGGTCCCACTTGAACTTAAACACGTATCACGGTTCAATATGGACGCTGAAACATGGGAAATTGAACCCCCGCTGAATTATCAAATCCAGCTACAGACACAAATGTTTTGTACGGGGGCGCAATGGGGGTGCCTTGCGGGAATGTTCCCTGGATACCAACTTGCTTACAAAGATATTAAATTCTCCCCGGAGTTTTGGCGCGTTGCTTTGCCCAAACTGAAGGAATTTTGGGAACGGGTTGAAGCAAAAGAGCCGCCCCCGGTTGACCGCAAATCAAACAGCCTTGAGGTCATGAAAACAGTCTTTAAAGATGAGCAAAAGGAACTTGTTTCACTCCCATTTGAATGTGACGAAACAGTTAGGAAATGGGAAAAGGCAAAATACAGTATTGCGGCGGTCAAAANANGACGCTGATTTCTACGAGGCCCAACTGCGGGAACAAATGAAACATTCCACGACCGGGCAATTACCGGATGGAACGTTTTTAAAATTGACCACAACGGAGCGCAAGGGATTCACGGTTGAACCAACATCGTCCCGGGTGCTTAGACACTCGAACAAATTATAAGGGGTAAAAAAATGAACGAAAAAGCAATACAGCAAAGGCAAAAACAGGGTACTCTTTTGGAGTTCCTTAAAAGTGATAATTTCAAATCGGGTATCGGGGAAGTCCTTCCCAAGCATTTGACCCCGGATCGCATGGTTCGCGTTGCAATTGCGGCGATGACAAAAACCCCATTATTGCAGAATTGCACGAAGGAAAGTTTCGTTTCTTGCATGATGGAACTTTCACAATTGGGCCTAGAACCGGACGGCAGGCGGGCGCATTTGATCCCGTTCAGAAACAAGAAAAAGGGAACGGTTGAATGCACTTTGATTGTTGATTACAAGGGTCTTGTTTCACTCATAAATAAGACTGGGCTCGTATCTAAAATCCACACTGACATTGTATGCGAAAACGATCAATTTGTTTACAATATGGGAACTATTGAAAAACACGTTATTGATTTCAAGGGGGACCGGGGCAAACCATACGCGGCGTATTGCATAATCAAAATGAAAGATGGATCGCAAAAATGCGAGGTAATGACAAAGGATCAAATTGAATCGATCCGCAAAAGAAGCAAAAGTAAAGATTCGGGGCCATGGGTCACTGACTACGATCAAATGGCTTTAAAGACAGTCTTCCGGCGGGCTGCTAAATGGGTTAGTTGGGATCCAGAGGAAATAACACAGGAAGTTGACAACGTTTCAAGGGCCTTTGAGTTGGATAATAAAAACTTCCTAACAGGGCCAGCTCCCCAGGACAGCCCCCGGAACATTGAACAGCTTACAACCCAATTGGAGGCGGAAGAAACGGAACAGGGGCCGGATACGGACGATCTGGGGTATGGGGAAAGCATGGAAGGGGCTGAAAAATGAAAATAACAAGACTATACATTTCAAATGTGTTGGGGGTTGAAGAGTTGGAGATCGCCCCCGGAAACATTACGACCATTTCAGGCAAGAACGGGGCCGGGAAATCGTCCACATTGAAGGCGGTCCAAAATATACTTGGGGGCGGCTCCCTTTCTGAAATAAGGAACGTCAATTCAGACGCCCCCCCTGAAATTGTCCTACATATGGAATCGGACGCCGGGGAAATAATTGTCAAGAAAACGGCAAAAAACCACAACTGTTAGGAAGCAAATAGAGGGGACGGCGGCATTTGAAGACATGCCAAAACCGCAAAAGCTTTTTGAACGGACTTTTTGACGGGAAACTTTCCAACCCGGTGGCGTTCCTTAAGGCAAAACCAAAAGAGCGGGTTGATCTCATGTTGGAGGCAATTGATCTGCCATATGACGAAACGGAACTTTTTAAGCAGATGGGTTTAAGCCCCCAGGCTTGGCCCAAAGTAGGGCCTGGGGTGCACCCGTTGGCGGCGGTCGAGTATCACAGGGGGAACGTATTCAATGAGCGGACAGGGGTAAACAGAGACGAAAAGAGCAAGCGCGCAAGCGCGCAAGAATTGCTACAGGACACACCGGCGGATCTTCCCGAGGTTGAAGACATTACGGAAAAGGAAACCGTGTTACAGGGAATGCGCGAAACTAGGATCGACGAAACAGCAAGGGCGGACGCGAAAAAAGAAAAGGACATTACAGACGCTGAAACCAAATTTGATAAGATCGAGGCAAAGGCAAACGCGGATTACAGGGCAATTGAGGCAAAGCTAAAACTCGAAATGGAAGATCGTTTGAAAAAGGAACGCGATCAAACATTGGAGACGATTGCAGACGCTCAAAACGAGCGGGATTATGACAAAAGGTCGGCGGAACTTGAGCATGAAAAACAGATCGCACTTATTGATACGATGGACCCAACTATTGACGAATTAACGTCTGATATTGCGACGGCAAAAGAGCGGCAAAAGAACGTTATCGCATTTGAGGCAATCAAGAAAAAGGCCAAAATGTTTGAATCAGACGCGGCGGACCTTTTGGACTATTCCAGAACATTGACGGACGCATTAAAGGCGTTGGACGCATACAAGGCGTCAATGTGTTCAGGATTGCCAGTTCCGGGGCTTGAAATCCAAGGCAATGAAATCCTTGTGGACGGGGTAAAGTGGGATCAATTGAACACGTCCAAACAAATTGAGGTTGCTGTGAAAGTTGCCACGTTGCGGGGTAAAGACAAAAAGCTAAACATCGTATTGGTGGATGGGGCGGAAGCGTTGGACGCAGAATCTTTGAAATTGTTGCGTGAACATTTGGAGGCGGAAAAGGCTCAAGCATTTGCGGCGATGGTTTCCAATGGTCCCTTGGAGGTTAAAGTATGACCGAATCGAAAATACAAATATCATTTATTAAGGCGGTACATTCTTTGTTTCAATTGCGGTTCAAGCGATACTGCATAGACACGGGAGACGGCCCACAAGCGCCGATATACTCCTGCCCTAACGAGGGTGCTAGGACGGCACGGAACGGCGCACGCCTCAAGGCACAGGGCCTTACAGCGGGTATTCCTGATTTGTTCCTAGCTATCCCATCGGGTATTTATTCTGGAATGTATATTGAGGTCAAAAAACCGGGTGGTAAGGCAACCAAAAAACAAAAGGCTTGGATCGACTATTTAAACGGGGTGGGGTATTTTGCGGTAATCCATGACGACGCGCAAAAGGCTGTTAATTCTGTAATCCATTATATGGAATTGGGGGCGGAAAGGGGGCCGCGATGAATAGGGAGATTTTGTTCCGGGGACGCCGGATTGATAACGGTGAATGGGTGGAGGGGTACTTTGTTGACAGTGATGATTCGCTTGTTGAACAGCAATCGCACCATAGAATTATCAGGGGTGGAGTGCGGTACAAGGTCGACCCCGCCACGGTGGGTCAGTACACCGGCTTCGTATCACGCGACGGGAAAAAGATATTTGAAGGTGATATACTGCAGGGTTACGAAGTTGACGGAATTCCAAGCCGTGGAAAATGGGAAGTTGTATGGGACGAAGGCTCATGGTGTGTCGGAGCCGAATTGTATGTTCTGGGTGAATTGGGAAATTCATGGGAAGTAACCGGCACCATCCACGCCAGCGACGAAACGGGGGAAAAATGAGCACAGCAATCTTGAATTCAATGTCATGTTCGAGGTCAAGGTCGATATCGTGGTCGAGTTCGAGGTCGATGTCGGGGTCGGAGTCGCGATGAATAGGGGACAACAAACAAGGGAGATAAGTTATGATGAAATCAGTAAAAAAAGAAGTGGAAATCGTAGAAACAGAGGGATTGGCAGCACTTTTGGGGGAGCAAGTATTTATCATGTGCCTGAACTACATGTATGCTGGAAAGCTCATAGGGGTTAACGACTCATGTATATTGCTGGAGGGTGCGTCACTTGTATACGAAACCGGCGCGTGGNATAAGNAGACTTGGGCAGACGCGCAGCGGTTACCAGCGGACGAGTGGTACATCAATAAGGGCACTATTGAGAGCTTCGCAAAGGTGTCAAAGTGATTCGCGGTAAAAAACAAAAATATTCGCGGTCGTGGTCGCGGTCGGGGTCGTGGTCGGGGTCGTGGTCGGGGTCGGG